ACACCGATAGAGTGTTCAAGTGTGCGGCCTGCCTCATGGAAGAGCTTGTAGTCCTCAAAGACATCGCGGCATATCTGCTTGTTGAGGTTCATCTGCCCGGTCATAATGAGGTTTCCGTCCTTCTCTTCACCTGACAGAGGTACGCCAAGCAGCTGGCGCGTGTCGTGGTTGAGGTACCATCGCATTTTGCTTATGTCATCGCGGAGGGTGTCCACGAATGACCCCGGCATCGAGATGTCGTGCTGTGCGTCCTCGATGCCTATACCGTTCACCGCTACGGTGACGATACCCTTCTCAGTGACATCCAGTGCTTTTGTTTCGTACTGGAGATTAATCATCTGTTCTTTCATTTCTTTCTCCTTTCGAGGGTTTGGGTTTATTATTGAATTGATTGTCGTCGTTATCCTGATTATCTCCGGGCTTACCGTTTGCGGGCTGACCCGTGTTAATCTGTATGGGAGAGGTCTGAGCCTTGATGACGCTGTCAACAATGGCTATCTCGTCGGGTGTCATCTCAAACTTGACCTTATTGAAAATCTCACCGTCAAGTGCGTCCTCATGGATTTGAGCACGCCAGTCATTGATGGATATGAGGCCATTGTTGAACTGAGTGAGGCATCGCTCATTGACGAGCTTCTTGACCTCCTCCTGCTCCTTGAGGCCGATTTGCAGACAGGCCACATCGGAGAAATCACAATCGAGATACAGCCCCTTCTGGTCAAGGCCGAGAAACGTTGTCAGAGCCTCGCAGAAACGCTTGGCCGCCGGTATGATTACCGATGTATAGACGCTCTTCTCGGCGGTGTCCTGGTTACTGAATGTGGATTGGTCTTTACGCGGTACCAATACAGCCGGAATGCCAAAGACAGAAGCAATCTTGATAGCGTCCTCCAATGTCTCGTCAAAGGGTTGGAGTTCTGTGATGGAGAGGTTAGTTCTTACGAAGTTGATAGGGATATCCGTTACTCCGTATGGTGATTTGCCCTCACCGACACCATAGTTGGCATTGATGGTATCTCTCAGTTCTTTCTTCTCGCCCGGTTCGAGTGCCACGGTGCCCGTCGGGTCCTCCTTCTGAGCCACGATGAAACCAAGTGCGCCACGCTTCAGATAAATCACATTACGCGCCTCATAGACTGCGAGGAGGTTGGCAATCGGCTTCTTTACGGCCAACAGTCGGCTCTGTGCCTTCATGTACCCCACACCTCTGATGAGTTCGGGAATACCGTCGCGATCGTGCCATATCTGATAGTATGGGATAGTGAGGCCGGAGTATGCGCCGAGGTCGAGAGTATAGCCCTTGATGAGTTCGTCTATATTGGCGATACCGAACATCGGCACGCCATAGCTATACTCCATCGGCTCTACCTTGACGAGATGGGCCGGCAGGCTCCAGTAGTTTGAGCACCATTGGAACTTGACGGCATCGGCCGTGATGGTCTCGCCCATAGCAGCCCTGAAAAAGGCATTGCCCGTGGCGAGTTTATACACGAAATGCTGATACACAATCTCGCGCCATGTCATTATGGGATTAGGCTGTTTGAGAATGGCATCGGCTCCGAGACGATTACACCATACGATGCTGTCATCTTTCGTCCTCTTCAAGTCAAAATGAGCCTCTGAGATACGCTTGGCAATGAAATCTATCGGCCAGAACACCTCAGGAATTGTCTTGAACATCTCAATGAAGTTGTTGCCGACAACCGAGGGTTGTATGAGCGCGTCGAGCTTGGCAAGAATCTGATGATACCTCCATGCGTCAGTGACATTAGTGTCCGAGTTATCCTGACTGACGGTCTGGGGAGTTTCCTCACGAGGGGTTTCTTCCCGGACTGTCAGAGCCTCGGTCTTTTCCTTGGTGCCAAATATGCCTTGTAGGAATTTCATGCGGTTTCTTTTGGCGCAAAGAAAAGGAGTAATAGCACAAGTTGAGCCAAACGCCGAAAAAACTGAAATTTGCGACTTGCCGAAAATTAGCCTTAATCCTTTGTATCTTCGGTAGTTACAGCTACATTGTCAGAAAAACCGAACTTTACAACGAACTGAATGAAGCCACTTAGAACCGCACTCGCTTCCTTGCAATCGCTGTCTTTGTTGTAGTCAAGAAGATTGGCCATGAACGTGGAATACACCACATCGTCATTTAGTCTCTCCTCATTGAACAGAAGATGGTTCTTAACAAAATCGGATGTGGCGGCTATGCGTCGGTCTATGTCAGGCACCTCTTGCATCGCTCGGACTCCGGGTAACTCTTTCCGCAGTTCCTTGACAAAGCGATAATATGCCGGAGCGCACTCTATGATTGTCTGAGGGCTGGCGGTGTCTATAAGGATTTGCTTTATCTCGTCAGTCGATGCCGTCTCTGTCAGCTGCACATCAAGGATATGCCACTTCTCGCCGCACAGCTTGCCATGCACCAGGGCAAACTTGCCGTTGACGTTCGGCATCGCATAGGCAATCTCCCGACTATATGCGCACTTGGTATCGGGATTGAAGAAATGAATGGCCCCGTCTTTGGCATAAAGGTTGCGCTTGCGGCGGTTCGAGAACAGAAGGAACTCCTCTCGGAGCATATCAACGACAACGTAGCGGAACGTATCGGAGATATGGCCGTGTTCCTCGTATGTCTGCATGGTGATTTTATTCTTGACCTTGGTCTTGAGTATGCCGCCGTTCACATCTTTCTGGACGCTCATGTAGTCCTCAATCGAGACCTTGCAATTCTCATCAATCGTTATCTGGAGTCCGGGGAATATGACATCAAATATCGCATTGATAAACTCGCCGGACATCGGCACGCTCGGATTCTTGTTGCTGACCTTATCCTCAACCTCGATACCCTCTTTCTGCAAGGTGTCAATGAACAGGTCGTGGAATGAACGTTTCTCGTCATCAATGTTGTTGGCGGCTCTCGTTGAGGCATCACCGTGGAGGATAACCTTATCAACTCCCATCTCATGCAGACGCTTGGCAACAAGCTTAGCTGCTTTCCTGACGGTATTGTTCGGGCTGTCGGCACACGTCTCACCAATCTGTCTGATATGTTTCCTGCCGCCCTCTAACGCAATCTGCCAATAGGTGCATGATATATAAGGCAGCACATTGGAGTCAACGCTGATATGCACCGGGAGCGCAGGGTCATAATCGCATACTCCCGTATGCACACCGCGATTGAATGATGAGAAGAACTCGGAGCCGGTGCGGATGACACCCCACTCTCCGAGGGCATAGACGTTGTAATAGTCGGGGTCGTTGAGGCGGTCTCGCTCGAAGTCGGCCACACACTGCTCGTCATAGAAGCCATAGGTGCCGTCAGGAGAGCCGACAACCCAAAAGTTATTGAGGTAGGTGGTCTGAATGACAACAGTGTCCGAGGGGTGTTCCTCTATCTCTTTGGTGCGAGGGTTTAGGATTGATTTCGGCTCGTTCATCCGTATTGATTTCACGTCGGTGAGTTGAGGTGGCAACTCTCGACCTGCTATCTCTACTATTTTGGGAATGTCGTGCCACTTCTCTTTGTCGAATACTTGGGTCTTAATCCAATGCGTTTCCTTGATGGGGTTGAATGTGGTGATAATCTGCTGGCCTACCATACCGCGCAGACGCTTACGAATCTGCTTATAGTCCTCCTCTTCAAATTCGCTCTCCTCGTCCAGAACAACACGCTTGAAACTTGACAAACCTTTTATCTTCTCCGAGTCATCAAGGCCCTTAAAGACTATACGCGCCCCGTTGCTGAGGCACGTTATTGTCTTAACTCCATCTGAGAACCTGAACAAATTCGTTATTCCAAGTTTATCAGCGGCTGTCTTGAAGTCCTGATATATGGAGTCTCGGATTGAGGCTCCGACCTTACGCATGACGAGCGTGTTGCTCCCTTCCCATAGTGTGAATATGAGAATAATCTGCGCCACGCTATATGACTTGCCGGACGATGACCCTCCGAACAAGATTATAAAGCGGATGGTCAGGTCTTGCAGGAACCTCATCAGATAGAAACCGACAGGGTTGAGCTTCTTGAAATTTATTTCCATTGATTTTGACAGTTTGAAAGGAGATTTAGCCGTTTCGCTTACGCAGTTTTGTATTTTCTCGGAGATTTTTCCACCACGTCCGACAAAGTGAAATGAAATATCCCTGATTTGCTTTCAATCCGTTCACTCGTCATCGTCATCAAATCCTATGCGGAGTTCTCCTGTCACATTGCTCTGTGAGGTTACTTTGATGTCCTTGGCGGCGGCAAATCCCAGTACGTCGATAAGTCGTTTCTTGGCGGCATCCTTATCTACCTCCGGGATGATGTTCTTACCGACCCTCACGAACTTCAGCAGCTTGCGTGTCTTCTTAGGTATCTCATGCAGATAGCGCATACGCCAGCGGCCCGTCTTGCTGTCGATAGTCCACAAGTCAAGAGGGTCTAAGTCAAGGATGCTCACATCGTCGCTGATGATGCGCTCACGGCTTATCGACGCGAGGCGTGCCTGCTCTTCTCGAAGTTGCTCTATCCTTACCTTTATCTTATCCTCGGCAGCCAAAGCGCTTGCCTTGCTGTAATGCCAAGGTTCATTCACGTCACTCTTGCAGTTGTAGGCCTTGCGATAGGCGGCCACAAGTATGCCTTTGGTATCGTTGCCATACGCATCGACTACATACTGACAGAACAGTTCCTGCTGAGGTGTCAGTCCATGTTTATTCTTTGCTCTTGCCATAGATGTATGATGATGTTATGATGTTGCTAATGTTGATGATGTTGTCGTAATAATAGATTCAGATGATAGATAGATGCCGTTGAGGTTGTAGCCATCATTTGGATTTCTCCCGCTCCCTTAAAAATTTTGCAAATGCGTAAAATTCTACCCGCTTTGCCGCTTTTTATGGCGATATGAGCCGTTTTTGCGCTCAGAAGAGGTGGGGATTGTCTCAAAATCATCGCCGGGAGAATGGATTTATCTGTTACTGATGCCTATGAGGTTGAGAACCATATCTCGGTCTCCGAGCTGCGCGTTGGTCGCGATCATCGTGGAGCCGGTGGTGATTATGTCATCATAGACTATCACCCGCCGCTCGGCGATGGGCCGCAACAGCATGAAGTCAGGGTGCAGACGGTCATGGTTGATGCACTGCAAGGCATCGCCATAGAACGAAATGCCGAGAGTGTCGGAGATTATGCGGCATACCTCGGTGGCAAAATGGAAGCCATCGGCGTGCCGGCGCCTCGGAGTGGTGATGATACACCAATCTGCCGTATTGCCGATGAATGTTGTGATGAATTTGCACGCAACATCGGCGAACATCGCGGCATGATCTGCCGAGGATTTAATCTCCCGAAATGTCAGGCCCTCCTTGCTCCGCTTGAACTGCGAGATGTAGTAGAGGGAGCCGATGCGGTGCAATGCCTCTCTCGGAGTGAGGTCACAACGAGGGACGTTGTCGCTTAGGAGTTTCGGCCCCTTGGCGACAGCGTCCCAATCATCCATGCGTATAATCTTACTTCTCCGTCTCATGCTCAAGACAGCGCCAGATGCCCTCGGCTACCGGCACATATTGCAAAGGTACAGTAGGAATGCTCTCATCGACCGTTTGCGCCTTGCGGTCAAAATCGCGTTTGTGCCTATCAATCACGATTTCAAGAGGTTTGTACTTCTCCACCTCTAACGCGAAATCATAGACGGAGGTCTCTTCTGGATTGGCCACGTTCAGCAGCTTCTCTCCGCTTCCGTAGGCATAGATGAAGCCCTCGACGGCATCGGAGATGAATGTGAAGTGGCGCACGTTGCGTCCGGCATTTACGAGCTTGACAGGATTGTCGTTGAGAATATGCCAAAGAAGAGTACCCTGACGAGGGTCAGGCCCGTAGATGTTGTGCAGACGCACTCCCGTGGCGCCGGGATGGTAGCAGGCGGCATACTGTTCGTCAAAACGCTTGCTGATGCCGTAGAGAGATGTGGTGTTGCATCCGTTCGCCGTGGAGGATGACGCATACACCAGGCGCACGTTATAGCGGCGGCAGGCGTCGCACACCACCATGAAAGCGTCGATGTTGTCGGCCTTGACGGCATCTTTGTCGGTGTTGAACACTGATGTCTGAGCGGCCAGATGATACACGCAGTCGATGTCCGAGAGGTCGGCAGTCCTGAAGAAGTCGGCAACTTCAATTCCGGCGCGGCGGTCGATGACGGCCACTTCCACGCCTCGCTGTTTAAGAGCAGCGGTGAGAGCCTTGCCGATAAAGCCCTCACCGCCGGTTACAATCATTTTCATGTCTTATTAGTTGATTGTTGGTTTTATTATTAGTTTGTCTAAATCCATCATGTAGAAGCACGACTCATAGATTATGCTCTTGGTGTAGATCTGCGCGGCGGCGTGCTCCAGCATACAGCCGTTGGAGTCGTGGAAGCCGTGGCCGAACACGATGCCATCGATGTTGTTGTCCAGAATAGCCTCAATGTCGCGGCCCATGTAGCGGCCGTAGGTATTGCCCGGCTCCGAGCAGACGTCAAACGGTGTGATACACTCGTGGCCATGTGGCGTGAGCGCGGCCTTGATGCACTCGGCATGATATTTGGCCTCATGGAGCGGCCTGCCGCTGATTGGTATTGATATGTAGAGTTTCATGGAAATAAAAAGGCCCGACTGACGTTGTTTGTCAATCGGGCCGATAGTTAGAGGGTGTTTCATAACAATTGTTAAGAGTAACAAGCAAAAATGCCTCTGCTAAAGGAGAGGACATTTCTAAATTGT